GAGCCGATCACGCTCACGGAGTCCGGTACGTTCATCACCAATCCTGGAAGCGTCTATTCCGAACCGGTGATCACCGTATACGGTTCCGGAGATATTACGCTGATGATTGGGACGACCGTGGTAGAACTGACAGGGATTAATGGCAGTATCACGCTGGATACACCGCTCATGGAAGCTTATAAGGATGACGTCAGCATGAACGGCAGCATGAGCGGAGACTTTCCAATGCTTGCGTCAGGGACTAATGCGATCAGCTGGAATGGGAACGTAACCAGTGTGGCTATACAACCGAATTGGCGGTTTTTGTAGTTGTATCTATTTACGTTCTTCAAAAGTTCATGCTATAATCATCATATGAATTGTAGTATATATGACTAATGGACGAATTATCAGAGTATTTATGAAAAAGGAGTCAATAGCAATGAAATATACAGAAGACGCTCTTCAAGCATGGACATCTCCTCTTTCCCAGTCAGAAGAACAGCGTGTCAGTAATACTGTGCAAATGGTTAAAAATGCGGTAGATACTTTTGATAAGCTGTTGAATTGTTCTATGGAAGTTTTTGCGCAAGGCTCATATGCAAATAACACCAATGTCAGGCAGAATAGCGACGTCGATATTTGCGTTATGTTGACATCAACGGTTTTCTGTAAATACGTTGATGGGAAAACCGATAGCGATTATGGATTATCGCCAGGATTAGTATCATATTCAGATTATAGAGCATATATTATTGAGGCATTGCGATATAAATTTGGAAATAATGCTGTTACAATAAAAAACAAATGCCTGAATATTGGGGCTAATAGTTATCATGTGGATGCAGATGTTGTTCCTGCATTCCAATATAGAGACTATAAAATAATCGGGAGCACAGATCGCACAAAATATGTGGAAGGAATAAAGTATTTCGCTCAAGATGGTACAGTAGTCATCAATTATCCAAAAGATCACATTGAAAATGGCAAACAAAAAAACAACAGAACCAATTATGAGTATAAAAAACTTGTTCGAATCATGAAACATGTTCTAAATGATATGGTTAGTGCGGGCAAAGCGGATGGTGATAAAATAACTTCATTTCTGATCGAATGCTTGGTTTGGAATGTTCCGAATGAGAGAATAACTGGAAACAGTACTTGGGCAGCAACTGTAAAAAGTGCTATAGCATATTTATGGAATGCAATAAAAGATGATAAACACACCAAATGGGGAGAAGTCAGTGAAAGGCTGTATTTATTTCACAGTGGTCGTAAATGGACCGATTTGGAGACAAAGAACTTCCTCAGTGATATGTACAATTATATGGGACTTGATTGAGGTATAATATGAATAGAAACATTAAAAAGTTCATGAACATCAGCATATGGCTTACAATCATACTTTTATTTGTACGTAGTTTAATTTCAGTGGCGGATATAAAATCCATGTGGGAAGCAGGGCAAGTATTTGAACTACTCTACAATATCGTTGGCTTTGTTGGTGAGTCTATCGGAGCAACAGCACTAATTATGGCTATATTCAATAAATGGGCATGGAAATGGAGATATATACGTAAGATCCATAATATGCCAGTTCTTTCAAAAAAATATAGTGGATCATTTACATCGGATTATGAAGGGAAAAAGCAAGATGGAATGATTATAATTGATCAGACTTTTCTTACTATATCTATACAGATAAAAACAAACGAAAGCTGTAGTAGAAGTTTTACAGCTTCGTTTTGTGATGTATACGGGATGCGATACCTTATATATACATATCAAAACGACCCTCGAGCAGAGATACAAGATCGTAGTCCAATTCATTATGGAACAGCGATGCTGGATGTAAACAATCCCGAATTGCTTGAGGGTAACTATTTTACTGGTAGAAAAACAAAAGGCTCAATGAGATTTATTCCTGCCTAAAAAGGGGAATGCCCAAGACGCTTATTTAGATTTCGGTTAATTCCGCATTGATTAATTCCTTTATGAACGCTGCTCTTTTGGGTGGGCGTTTTTTCTTTACCATTTTGGAGGTGGTTTCTCGTGATCTGCGTTTATGCTTCTGATTGCACCGACTTTTCTTCCAATGGATATGGTACCGTCAGCCCTACATCTTGTGCCGTAACGGAAACCTTGAACGGTGAATGGGAACTGACGCTGGAGCATCTTCAGGATGACGAAGGCAAGTGGCAGCGACTGGCAGAGGGCTGTATCCTTCGTGCCCCAGTGCCTGCCGCCATGACGCCGCGGGTGAAGCTGGTCAGCCAAAGCGAAGGCAGTGAGATCTACAAGGTCGTTGGTGGACGACTGCGCCTGCGCATAGGTCCAGGTACCGGATATAAAACACTGAAGCTTTATCCGACCGATACCGAAGTCATCATCCTGAACAAAACCAATGATGATTGGTATGAGGTGATGGCTCCTGACGGTAAACACGGGTATATGTCCACAGAGTTTCTCGCCTATGCGCGCACGGAAGGCAACATCGTCACCAGCACCGGGCAGATCGTTGAAAGCCGCCAACTGCGGGATCAGCCATTCCGTATCTATCGGGTAGTGCCAGATTTATCGAAGATCACGGTGTACGCCCGTCATATATTCTATGACCTCATGGATAATATGATCCAATCGTATCAACCTTCGTCTTCGACGATCGGTGCAACAGTAGCGCAGAATATCTTCTCTCAATGCCAGACCGACCATGGTTTTACTTGCTTTTCGGATCTAACCTCGACCGCAGATGATGTTTTGCTTGAGAATATCAATCCATTAGAAGCAGTGCTTGGCGAAGAAGGAATGACGGAAAAGTATGGTGCTGAACTTGCGAGGGATTGGTTTGATGTGTTTCTGGTCAAGCGCGTGGGCAGCGATTCGGATGTGCAGATCCGGCAAGGCAAGAATCTGTTGGGGATCTCGTATGACGTGGATCTGACCAATGTGGTCACCCGCATCATGCCAACCGGTGAAACCGAGGATGGCGAGGTGCTATACCTAGATGAACTGTATCTCGACAGCCCGTTTATCAACAACTACCCGCACCCGAAATGGATCCACCTGCCGGTATCCGAAGCAAAAGTGTCGGATGATCTAACCATCGAGCAGGCAAAAACCAAGATGCGGGAAGCGGCGCAGGCGGAGTTCGACGTCGGCTGTGATCTGCCCACTGTTACGTTAGACGTGGATTTCATCAACTGTACGGATACCGAGGAATACAAGCCGTATGGTTTTCTGCAGAACATATTCCTGGGTGATAGCGTTCGTGTAATCGCCCACCGGATTGGTGTAGCAGTTTCTATGCGGATGACGCAGTACACCTACGATTGTTTGACCTGGAAATACACCGGTATGACATTGGGCACCGTTGCGGACACCGTCGAAAGCAACATGATTTCCGCCCGGCAGTTGGGCAGCGGGATCATTACCGGCGCGAAGCTCGCGATCAACTCAGTGGGAAGCGGGCAGCTGCAAAACGGCTCCGTGGGAAGCCTGCAGATTAAAATGGCGGCGATTGCAACCGCTCACATCGCGGATGCGGCCATCACCCGCGCCAAGATCGCCGAGGCGACAGTCGGCTCGCTGAACGCAGAAGCTCTCACGGTCGTCACCGCGAAGATCGAGGAGCTATCTGCCAGCAACCTAACCACGGATACTCTGTATGCTGCCCTGGCTACGATCGCCGTTGCGCAGATCACGCAGACGAATCTAGAGAACGCGAACATCAGCTGGGCGGATATCGGCACGCTGGCTGCACAGATTGCCCAGATCGCTACGGCGCAGATCACCGCGGTTAATATCGAGCAAGCGAATATCGACTGGGCGAGCATCGCTTCCCTGAATACGAAAATAGCGGAGATCGCTTCCGCGCAGATCACAACCGCGAATATCCAGAATGCCGGCATCGATTGGGCATCAATTACAGAGTTGAATACTGTGGTCGTCAATATCGCGATCGCCCAGATCACCACAGCGCACCTGCAGGCGGCCAGTATCGACTGGGCAGCTATTACGGAGCTCAATGCAGCGATTGCCAATCTGGTCAGTGCCAACATCCAAACCGCAGACATTGACTGGGCGCAGATCAAGGACCTGACGGCCGGCACCGCGATCATCCAAAAGGGCGTGAATGGCAAGCTCTACGTCGCCGATCTGGCGGTCACGGAAGCGAACATGGCAACCCTGACAGTCGGCGAGCTGATTGTAAAAGGCGCAGATGGCAGCTTCTATGCGGTGTCCGTGGATGAAATCGGTACGGTCACCACACAGAAGAAGGAAATAATCGATACCGATGTCGCAGACGGATCCCTTTCCGGCGGCAAGCTGATCGAAAACACCATCACGGCACGGGAACTGAATGTATCCAGTATCTTCGCTGATCAGGCCCTGATTGGAGCCATCAAGGCGGCCAACCTCGACGTGGACGATCTGTTTGCCAATACTGCCTTCATTGCCAATCTGCAGACGGTGGATATATCCGGGAATACCGCCCTGCGGCTGTATGTGGAGGGCGAGGTCGCGGCAGCTAAGGACGAAGCGCTGGACGCTGTGGGTGACGCCGTCTCCATGATCTCCGTTACAGCGGACGCTATCCGAAATGAGGTTCGGCAGCAGTACGCGGCGGCGGAGGATGTTAGCCAGCTTGGTGCGAGCGTCGCTTCACTCTCGGAACAGACGGAGAGCAATTTCACCTGGGCGGTATCGCAGATCAATGAACTCAGCGAGGTCACGCAGAACAACCAGGCGCTGACCGAGGAACAGCTGAACCTTATCCGCACCTATATGCAGTTCGGCGAGGATGGACTGACCATCGGTAAGACCGGTAACCCAGTCACCTTCCGTGTCGTGAACGACCGTGTGGCTTTTTATATGAACAATACAGAAGTCGCTTATTTGTCGGATAACAAACTGTACGTTACGCAGGCGGAGATCTTGACCAAGCTCGTCATCGGGAAGTTCGCCTTTGCGCCCCAAACCAACGGGAATCTGTCTGTGCTCTATACAGACTAGGAGAGGAGAGAGTTATGGCAACAACGGTATCCTATTCCGCGTCCCTTCGTACGCGCAAAACAACCTCCTCCAGCAACTTCAAGAGCGATGCCGCCGCACAGGAATATTATGTCGACGATTACAATCTGGTCGGCATCATCAATTTCTCCGGATTGTCGCTTGCCGGCAAGCTGATCACCGCTGTTTCCTTTACCTTCACCTCGGATGCTGCCGGGTATGGTGACTGGTACACCAAGACTGTATATCTCCGCAAGTCGCTGTATCAGGCAGCCTCCGAATCCGGCATCACCGGCGGCGGGTATTACGGGGACGCGCTGGGCACCTTTACGGGTTCCTTCTATAACAACACCACCAGCTACGCGATGTCAGGGACGCTGCTGACCAATATCGCGTCCTATCTGGCGCTGGGCAACAATACCTTCTGTATCTACAATCCCAGCCCCGTGTCCAGCAGCAACGGATATGCCACCAACTATCTGCAATGGTCGGCTGTTACGATTATGGTTACCTATGAGGAGGCCGTCAGCCAGCCATCGGTATCGTCCTCATCGGTGGATATGGGAAGCGCTGTCACCATCTACACCAACCGGCAGAGTACGTCTGCCACGCATACACTTCTATACAGCTTTGGCGGTGCATCCGGGACGATTGCCACGGGCGTCGGTGCATCCTATGCCTGGACGCCGTCGGTCACGCTGGCGCAGCAGATCCCGTCAGCTACCACGGGTACGTGCACCATCACCTGTCAGACCTATTATGGTGCGACGCTGACAGGCACTCGCACAGTCTCCCTGACACTGACAGTGCCATCCAGCGTCATCCCCAGCATCTCCAATGTCGCTTTTGCAGAGGCGATCGCCGGGCTGGCAGCGCAGTTTGGCGGGTTTGTACAGAGCAAGAGCCGGCTGGCGATCGTCATTTCAGCGTTGGGGATACAGGGCAGTACGATCTCCAGCTATCGTACAGTGCTGAACGGCGTGACTTATTCCGGGGATAGCTTTACCTCCAATGTGCTGACCGTTGCCGGCGACAACACCATGACCGTTACGGTCACCGACAGCCGTGGGCGCACGGCATCCACGACCAGGACCATAACCGTGATTGCGTACACATCGCCTTTGCTGTCACAGTTCTCCGCGGAGCGCTGCAATCCGGCAGGTACGGCATCACAGGTGGATGGCGTCAATGTATGCGTGTCTGCTGCGGCGAGTGTGTCGTCTGTCAACAGCCATAATACGATGGTTTGTACGATCTACTATAAGTTATCTTCGGCAAGCACCTGGATCAGCGTACTGACGCCGACCATCACGAATTACGCCGTGGCGGTTGTAAACCAGCTGCTATCCGCGACCTTTGACAATTTGCACAGCTACGATGTCATGATCCGGGTCACGGACTGGTTTGGCGCGGTGGAGCAGTCGGTCAGCATTGGCACCAAGCAGGTGCTGATGGATTTCTACAATGACGGCAGCGGCATCGCCTTTGGCAAGGTTGCCGAAGAAGCCGGAAAAGCAGCGTTCGGCTGGCCGCTTTTGTTGGATACGCCGCTGGCGATCTCCGAGGGTGGGACCGGTCAAACGACAGCAGCAGGCATCCGCAATGCGCTGGGCCTTGGGAATACAACCGGTGCCCTTCCCGTAGCTAACGGGGGTACAGGGCAAACGTCATTGATCAATCTGCGAAATGCCATGGGACTAGGAAACACGACCGGCGCGGTACCCATCGCCAATGGCGGAACAGGGGCGGCAACGGCTGCCGACGCGCGGACAAACCTGGGGATTACGCTGGCAGCGCTTGGAGCCGCGGCAGCTTCACACACCCATGCGGCGTCCGCGATTACGTCGGGTACGCTTTCCGCGGCCCGGCTGCCATATAAGTTCGCCTATGGATCTTCATCTGTCAGCGGTTCCAGCGCGGCCTACCTGAATTATTCCTCCGCGGGCTTTTCCAGCGTTCCCGTTGTATTCGTTTGCTATTCCACCACCGGCACCAACTGGAGCGGTGACTACGGAGCGCTCAAGATTTACTCCAAAACCACCTCCGGCTGTTACTGCGTGGTCGGCGGTACGTTCTCCACAAGCCGGGCGATCGACTGGTTCGCGATCGGATTATCTTGACGTCAAGATAATCCAATTTATCCTGACATTGTTAATATCATTACCTCATTAAAGAATGCGAGAAATACCATGAGATTAGCCTTGCAAAGGTAATGATAATATTTCAGTGATCATGTATACTCGCCTCCTACACTAAAGCAGGAGGCGAGGAACGTGGAACTGACTTGTTTACTGGCGAACAGAAGAGAACTACTGGATCACATGACATCCCAGCATTATTCCGGACGCTACATCGACGAACACAGACGGTTAATTGACCTCATCGAAAGACACATGAGCGAAGATGGATGGCGAACTTTTGCTGACGTGTTTTC